TTCAAATTTGTCGTTAGGTATGCAGAAGGTTATTATTTTAATTAGAGGAATACTAAAAGTAAAAATTGGTAATATTATTATATTTGATGAACCATTAGCAGGATTAGATAATAAAACAAGACAAAAAATAATTAAATTAATAATCAATGAATGTAAAAATAAAACAGTTATTATTGTTACACATGATAAAGAAATTTTACCTTATATGGATAAAGTAATTAACATTGAAAAAATAAATAATAAATAATTATTATATATTTAACTGTTTATTTAAAAATAATTTATATTTTAATAGGATACACACCATAAATATTACTTAATAAAATACCGTCGCCATCTTGTACTCTTATTTTACAAAATCCATTATCTCCCCAATCAGTCCCCCATGAATTTTGTATAATCCAATATAATCCACTATTGTCAAAACCATATCCAACTAATAATACTGCGTGATTTAATTGTTGAGTCTCATTTATATTAATATCAATAACACCACTTTTATAATATCTAAAGTAAATAGAACTTGCATCAATAGCAATAGTTATAGGTGATATTTGTAAAGAAATTATTCTATCAATAATTGATTTTGGAACACTAAATTCATATTCTTTTAAATAAGATCCATTTACTTTATTTATACTACTAATATCTGAATTATTATGATCTAAACCACATTTATCAATCGAATTAGAACTACAATTATAAATATTACATTCTTTCGTAATAGCTTTGTATGGATAATCTTCATTAGATACTAATCCTTTATTATTTATAATAAAATCAAATGCTTTATGCATGATTCCACCATTACATCCGTGATTTTCTTTTGAACAATCTACTAATTCTTGCTCTGATAATCGTGTTATATTATAATTTTGAGAGCGCATGAATGACTCTAAAGCATTTGTACTAGCAAATGCCCAACAAGAACCACAGTTACCCTGATTTTTAACTGGTGATAAATAATCTGTATGATTCCAATTAAATTCTTTTCGTATTGAAAATATATTTTTAAAATACATTAATGGACTTTTCATATATTTTTGATAATTAATTTTAGATGTATAATTTTTAGGAATAATTATTTCCATTAAATTATTAGTAGGTTCATCGTATGGTATAGTATCAAATTCCGAATTAAAACCTAACTCAAATCCTATATTACTATTTGTTTCTTCAATTATTTCATAATTCTTTTTAAATATATCAAAATTAGTTTGATCATAATTATAAAATTTGAATAATCCATTAAATTGATTATTTTCTATTGTATCATATTTTTCATATGTTTTTAAGTAATCAATATAAATTTCTTCTATTTGTTTCTTGTTATTTTTGTAATTTTTATTTTTAAAAAATAGTTTCTTAAAAATAAAAGATTCTGAAATATTATTTAAAAATAGAAAAATAAAAAAAATAAAAAAATTAAAATACATATATTATAATATAAATTTATATTTATTTTTTATATTAATTTACATATCAGTATTATTAATTGACAATTGTTTTAAAATTTCTTCTGCTTTTAATTCAGAGAAATTGTTAGAGTGATTATTTGTATTAATTGTTCTGACATCATTGCTGTATGACCCAGATGTACTTTCTCCATTTCTTACATTACTTAACTCTTTTTTTAAACCATTTACTTCATTTAGTAAAAAAGCACATAAAGTGGTAAGACGATTATGTTGTGCTGCTAATTCATTTAATTTTTTTTTAGTATGGTGTATAGCTTTAGTATCCATTATATTCTTAAATTATATTAAAATCGAAAAAATTAAACGCTTTTAAAATATAAAAAGAAATTGATTTTTTTCTATATAAAAAAATATAAATATAATAATATAATGATTATACCAATTCGTTGTTTTACTTGTAATCAAATTATTGCTAATAAATGGAATAAATACCAAGAAAAAATTCAGGAACAATACCTAAAAGAAGATGTTACAAATAATATTAAGAAAAGATTTATTGACGTAAGTAATTTAGATAAAAATATTGAGGGTAAAATATTAGATGAATTAAAGATTCATAAATATTGTTGTCGTAGAATGTTAATGTCTCATGTAGATATGGCTGAAATAATTTAAACAAAATAGTTAAGAAATTAAATGATATATAAACATTAACTAAGATTCAATTTAAATCTTAGTTATAATTTTTTTTTATTCGTAATCAATATTTAATTATAAAATAATATAAATAATTTATTAGTTTATTACTAATATATTGTTGTTAGATTTATTGAATCATGTATGTATAAAATTACATCAAATATATCCATATTAATATAATTATATAAATAATTAATTAATATTTATAAATATTATATTTTTTAATTATATATGTATAATTTTTATGAAAGATTAGATAAATTAATTAAATTTGATAAAATTAGATTTTATAAAATATTAGAAATATTTCAGTATTCTTTTATTTTATTATTATTATTGGTTATTTTTGAATTTTTATTAAATAAGTTTTATTTTAGTAAATTTAATTTAAAAAGTGAAATAAATAATAAAGATGATAAATTACTTAATATTATTAAATTATTTCTAAATGTTTTTCGTGATACATTTTTAATTATTATTATATTATTTTATATCAGAAAAATAGCATTATTATTTCCATCTATCCCACATCTTATAGATAATTCATTTAAAGAACATACAACATTAGAATTTAGTATTCATATTGCACTTGTTGTTGTTTTTATAGAATTTTTACCTGGATATTTAGAAAAAATAGATGAATTAAGACAACAAATTTCAGATTATTAATAATTAATTTTTTTTTCAAAAATAAATATATTTTATTTTATTATGAAATATATTGGGATCAATGGTTTAGGAAGAATAGGAAAATCAATATTAATTCAATTTATTAATGGAAATATAAAAAATATTTCTGTAAAGGCAATTAATATTCCTGATTTTGATATTCATAATTTAGATACTTATTTAAAAAATGATACAACTCATTCTTATAATAAAAATTTTCATATAGAAATTGTCGATGACAATAAATGCCTAATTAATAATCATGAAATTTTTATTTTAAATAATAGGGATGCCTCAAAATTAAATTGGAGTTCTTATAATATTGATTATGTTATTGATAGTACAGGAGCATTTTTAACACAAGATAAATGTAATCAACATAACGTAGATTATGTAATTATGTGTGCTCCTCCTAAAGACAACAGTCCTCAATTCGTTTATAATGTTAATCATGAATTATATGATGGAGAAAAAATAATTAGTAATGCGTCTTGTACAACGAATTGTATTAGTCCAGTTTTAAAGTTTTTAGATGAAAAGTACACTATTTTAAATGCTAATTTTACTACAATTCATGCAACAACAGCTTCTCAGAATACAATTGATACAAATCGTTTTAAAAATAGAACATCTCGCTCAATAATTAATAATATTATTCCTCATAGCACAGGTGCTTCAAAATCTATTACTAAATTATTACCACAATTAGAAAATAAAATTAAAGGAACTTCATTAAGAATTCCTGTTTCTAATGTTTCAATTGTTGATTTAAATATAAAACTAGATAAAAATGTATTATTTGATGATTTAATGAATGAAATAAATAATTGTAATTATTTAGAATTAAATGATAAATCATTGGTTAGTAGTGATTTTAATACAAGTGAAAATCCATCTATTATTGATAAAAATGCTTCGTTAGATTTAGGAAATAATGAATTTAAATTAATGATATGGTATGATAATGAATGGTCGTATAGTAGTCAAGTTATAAAATTATTAGAAACTATTATAGAAAAAAATGAAAATAGTAAAAATAATGATAATGTTGAGAAAAATTTTATTGAAAATGCTGATGTACTAAATAAAAATATTATAATGAGAGTTGATTGGAATGTTCCTTATGATTTAAATAATTATAAGATTAATGATGATTTTAGAATTACATCATCATTAAAAACAATAAAATATTTATTAAGTAAAGATATTAATCGTTTATTAATTATTACTCATTTAGGAAGACCAAAAGATGAAAATGATACTAAATATTCATTAAAACAATTTTTAAGTCAATTTCAAACTTATTTTGATGAAGAAATAAAATTTTTAGAAAAAGGTATTCATAATGATTCAATAGATGAACTAAATAAAAATGAATATAAAATATATTTATGCGAAAATATAAGATTTCATCAAGAAGAAACTAATTTTAATATTAATAGTGAAGTTACAACTATATTTAATCAAATGGGAGACCTATTTATAAATGATGCTTTTGGTTGTCTTCATCGAAAACACATGAGTATATGTGGATTTTTAGGTGATAAATATTATGGTTATTTAATTCAAAAAGAAGTTAATTCATTAAAATTATTAATCAATAATATAAATAATGAAAAAATATTATCTATTATAGGTGGAGGAAAGATTGATGATAAATTAAAATTATTAGAAAAATTATCATTAAAAGTAGATGGTATTTACATTGCTGGTGGAAATATAAACTCTATTTTAAAAGATGAAAAATATATGAATTATATAAATAAAATTAGAAAAAATAAGTCAGAAATTAATGTAATGAATGATGGATTAGCATCAACTGATTTAGTATCTTCATCAAATTATTATTCAAAAAATGATTTACCATCTAATAAATATTTTTTTGATATAGGAATGAAATCAATTATTGAATTAAATGAAATTATTAGTAAATATGATATTATTTTTTGGAATGGAACATTAGGTGTTGTAGAAAATGATTTATATAAATATGGTTCAGATACATTAATACAATTATTAATGAAATCTAATAAAAAAATTATCATTGGCGGGGGGGATACAGCTTGTTTTGTAAATAAATTTAATCATAATTTTTATTATGTATCAACAGGAGGAGGTGCTTCAATAGATTATATATCAAATGGAAATTTAATAGGTTTAGATTATATAATAAATAATTAAATATTTTTATATGAAATATATATATGAATGAATGGTATAAAAAATTAAAAAAAGCTCCATGGTCACCTCCAAATTATGTTTTTGGAATAGTTTGGCCTATATTGTATGTGTTAATGTTTATTTCTGCAATAATGATTTACATGGATAAGAATTGTTATCCATATTGTTATCCAATTACAGTATTTTTAATTCAATTGGGTTTAAATTTAATATGGACAACAATATTTTTTAAATTAAAATTACCTATTTTTGCATTAATTGATTTAATATTAATAATTGGATTGACAACATATACTTTTTCCTTATTTTATGAAATCAATAAAATAGCTTCTTATTTATTAATTCCATATTTATTATGGTTAGGATTGGCTTTTAGTTTAAATTTATACATTGTATTAAATAATAAATTATCTAATTATTAAGTATGTATAAATATAATTTTCAAGAAAGATTATCTAAATTAACTACATTTGATATAATAAGAGTTTGTAAAATATTCGAAATGTTACAATATTCAACATTATTTTTCATAATGATAGTAATACTAGTTTATATTTTAAATAATTATTATTATAAGTATTTTAAAATTAGTGAAGAAATAAAAAACATTAAACAAAAAAATAAAGAAAATTTTATATTACTTATGTTATATTTAATTATAGATACTTTTGTAATTATTTTAGGACTATTTTACGCCAGAAAAATTGTATTGTTATTTCCATCATTACCAAATTTATATTATCCTACATTTCAACCACATACAACTATACATTTTACTATAAATGTAGCATTAGTTTTTTTATTACTAAATTTATTACCAGAATATAAAGATAAAATTAATGAATTAAAATTATATTTATCTTAAATTTTTATTAACCAAATAATTATAAATATATATATATTTATACTTATTGAATTATTATTAATATTAAAAAATTAATTATGTTTAACAGAGTGGGGCGCAATCATTAGGATTAAATAATGAGGAACCTTTTTTATTATCATTAATTATTTGAACATTTGATACACCTGAATTTATAATATTTTCTGACCCATTATCTACTTTTTCGTTGTTAGAGACGGAATCAGATTTGGACTCATTAGTTTTATCACTAATACCTAATGGTCCAAATAATCCTGTTCCAATTGATGATGGATTATCAAGTTTATTGATATAACTTTCAGTATAAGTAAGTAATATATCTGGGAAGTCCCATTTACTTTGATAGAATCTATTACCTAAAGCATTAGTATATGTTGTGAACCAATCAGATGTATTACCCCCTAATTCTTCAGTTTCTAATATCCATTCTTTTCCATTAAAATAATAATATTCAAAATATAATTTAGCATTTAATGGAGTAAAACTATTATAATAACCTGAAGGTGCAGGTACAAACCCTAATGGGAAAGCACCATATGTAAATTGCCAAAAAGCATCTTGATTACTATATTTACCAAAATAATATTTTGTAAATTGTCCAGTTAATCCATTTAAAAATGCAACTGATTTTAATACAATAGGTGTTTTTCCACTGTCGACAAATCTATTATACATATTAGATTTTAATAATGGCCCTTCAATTACAGTTGTTCCTTCTCTAGTTAATGTGTCGGAATCAAAAATATACGTACTTGTAATATTATTAAAACCTAATATAAAATCATGAATAACTAATCCACCAGTATATGGAAAATTTCCTAAATTTATATTTTGGGTTGGTGAATATTTTGGATTATAATAAGATGTAATAGCAGCCATCCATCTTTTTGTTAAACCATTCTTAGTAAAAATTTGTAGTTTTGTTGGGTCATTGACATAAAGTTTTGAGAAAACTTGCCATCTACCAATTATATTAGTTAATATATTTTCAAGTATAAAACTACTTAATCCAACAGCATATGTACCATTTTTAATAGAACCAAGTAAGATTCCAACAACTTCTTTATCATTATTTTCTTTAAATATTGGTGCTCCTGATAATCCTCCATTACCAATAAAATTAATTAATATTGATTCTGGTATATATGTTGATTCAGGATAAAAATCACCATGATAATGAGGATCAATTATTCTTCCACTAATTAATGAACTATTATCAGACATACCTAAATTACCAATAGAATATGTATTCTCACCAATTTTATAATCAGATGTTAAATTAATTCTTAAAGGGGTATATATAGATAAATCGGGTTTGAAACTTTTATTATATGGTAGTTCTGGATCATAAACAGCAATCATTATATCAGTAAATATATCTCTACCCATAACTCTAAATTCAGCAGTTGCAGTATTATTATTTCTACTATTATCATTAATACCAAATGTAGCTTTAATAGTACTTAAATTAGTTTTATCTATTATATGTGAGCATGTTACAATGTAAATATTTGGGTCATCGTCTTTATTTTTATATAAAAATCCAGTGCCAATTGTTTTTCCAGTAAAAATACTACATGTTGAATTCATATTATTTTCAATTGTTGTTAATTGTTTTTCAATAAATTTAATTTCTATTTGTTTGAATTGTCCCCATCTTAAGTAATGTTCTTTCGCATTTTCTAAATTATCAGTTGGTAAATTATTATCTTCAGCATATGCTAAATAATTAATATTATTTTCATTTTTAATACATATATCTTTCCATATACTAGTTACACCATATTTAGACATATAATCAAGTAATCCTTCAGTTTGAATAAAGTATTCTTTAAATCCATAAGGAATACCATATCCAACAGCACCAATATAACTACCAGATGACCATACAACTCTTGATATAAAATCAGTAAATATTACAAAATTATTACCATACACTTTAAAATCATTACTATATTTCAAAAAATCAAAATTAAATTTACTATAAATACCATCATCGTCACTAAAATAAAAATCTTGTAATCTTCTTATTTGGTCATCTTTATAAAAAATTAAATCAAATTGTTCTTTAACAAGTTGTGTTACTATAATATATGTGTCAGGCTCTTGTATATTTATATATCCAGGATGAATTGTTTGTGCATATTTATTATTATAATTAATTATTTCATTTGTCATTGGATTGAAATATTTTTTTAATTCTTCTTTGACAACAGTTGGTTTTAAATAAGATGGTGTTTTATCTGATATTTCAAGATAGTTTGGTTCAGATTGAAAAAATGTATCATTTCTTAATAAAAAATCATCAAATATTTCTAATTTTGTCTTTTCCTTTAAATCAAACTCAGACGCATAAATTTCAAAATTGAAATTCCATTTACTATAAAGTAGTTTTTGAGTTTCAGAATCATATGAATTAAAATATCTTATATCTGCTATACTTAAAACACTTGCCATTATATATATACTTAATATTTTTTTTTTTACATCTAATATTTAAATTTAATAAACTTTATAATATAAATATTTATATATTATTTTTTTATTAAATATAAAACTATCTATAATTTGATTTATATATTTCTTTGATTTTTTATCAATAGAATTAATTTTTGGAAAACCATTTATACTTGGACTAAATAAATCATATAATGTTGATTTTCCAAAATCTAATAATATTATTTTATTTTTTAATATTATTAAATTCTCGTTATGTGTATCATTGTGAAATAATTTATTATTTTCTAAATAATCCAATATTTTTTTTATCTTAATATATATTATTATTGATTTTTTCATTTTTAATGGATTTGTAATTTTATTTTCTAAATTTATATATTCCATAATTAAAGATATTTCTGTTTCACTATTTTTATGTTTTTTATATGTAATTTGATATAATTTTGGTATAACTATATTTTTTAATTTTTGACATAATACAAAAGCATATATTTGTAATATTATTTCACGAATAATAGAAACTATACAATAATTATTATAATTATTTATAAATTTATATTTTTTTATTATATAATTTCCATTTTTTATTATGCTAACCTTATCTTTTACACATTTATATATCTTTTTAGTTATTTTATCAAAAATTAATTCCTTATATCTTAATGAATATATCTTTTCTTGAATTATTTTTTCTTCATCAATTAATTCAATATTATTTTGTGTAATATTTAAAATTTCATTTAATATTTTTCTAAACGTATTTACTTTTTTATAAAATTCTTTATTTTTTTTAATTATTTTTAAATTTTTTTTTAGTATCTTTACATAATAATTAATATTTATTTTGTTATTTGTTATTCTTTTATATAAAAATATTGCTAAAATTGGAAAAAATAAATAAATATTATTGATTTTATTTGATTTATAATAAAAGATATTATATAATAATTTATCTATACTTATATTTCTTTTAACATAATGAATATCAATTTTTAATTCATCCATATTCAATTACTATTTATTTAGATAAATTATTAATTGTATTTAAAATACTATCAGGGGTTACAGATATTGAATCAATCCCTTCTTCAATTAAAAATTTACAAAAATCAATACTATCTGATGGTTGTTGTCCGCAAAATCCAACTTTAATATTATTTTTTTTATATGTTTTAATTGCTTGTGAAATTAATCTTCTGTAACTTAAATTACTATGATTTGATAAATGTGTGATTCTTTCACTATCTCTATCTACACCCAAAGTCAATTGTAATAAATCATTTCCTCCAATTGAAACTCCATCTATATAAGGACTAAATTCTTCAGCCTCTATTACATTAGACGGAATTTCACACATCAGATATACTTTAAGACCATCAACACCTCTTTTTAATCCACATTCTTGCATTTTTTCCAATACTTTTTTACATTCATCTGGAGTTCTACAAAATGGTATCATTACAATAACATTTTTCATTTTCATTGTATTTCTCACATATTTGATCGCTTCACATTCTAATTCAAATGCTCTTTCATATTCTTTTGAATAATATCTTGAAGCACCTCTCCATCCAATCATTGGATTTTCCTCAATAGGTTCATATAATTCTCCTCCTAATAAATTTTTATATTCATTGGATTTAAAATCACTAAATCGTACTATTACATCATTGGGATTAAATGCACTTGCTATTTTAGCTATTCCTCGTGCTAATCTTTTAACAAAATACCATTCAGAATTATCATGGTCTCCTAGTTTATTATAAATTTCCTCGCGTACTTTATCTGGTAAATTAGGATAATCAATTAATGCTTTTGGATGTATTTTTATATAATTATTAATAATAAATTCCAATCTTGCTAAACCAACACCTTTATTTGGTAATAATGAACTAGAAAAACTTGTTTCTGGATTTCCCACATTTAACATTAAATTTACTGGTAATTCTTTGTTTGTAAATTCAAATTTATCAATATGGAAACTTAAAATACCATCGTAAATTAATCCTTCTTCGCCATTAGCACAATAAATAGTTACTTTATTTACATCCTTTAAAATTTCTGTACAATTTTTTGTACCAACAACAGCATTTAATCCCATTTCTCTTGCTACTATAGCAGCATGGCAAGTTCTTCCACCTTTATTTGTTATAATACCTGATGATATTTTCATTAAAGGTTCCCAATCAGGTGTTGTCATATCAGTTACTAAAATATCACCTTTTTCAAATTTAGAAAATTCATTTAAACTATTTAAAATTTTAATATTTCCACTACTTATTCTTTCACCGACAGCAACACCCTTAATTAAAATATCTGATTTATCATCTAATATAAATTTTTCAATAACCAAATTTTTGGAATTAGAATGAATCGTTTCTGGTCTTGTTTGTAAAATATATATTTTTTTATCTACGCCATCAATTGCCCATTCTACATCAACACCTATTTTTTTTTCAAATAATTCACTATATTTTTCTTCTAAAAATAATACGGTTCTTGCTAAATCTACTGATTGATTATTTGTAATACTAAAATTTAATTTTTCAATTAGATTGGTTTCTATTTCTCTTATTCCACCTTGTTCATTATAAATTATTTTATTATTTTTATGTCCCATCTTTTTCATAATAATTGAATCAGCATCCACCTGTTTCAAAGAAGATTTATCACATATTATTTCATCAGGTTTTACACCACCACTAACCACTAATTCACCCAGACCAAAAGATGAATTAATTACAATTGCCTTATCATAACCACTCTCTGGATCAATTGAAAATGCTACACCAGCAGACGCAATATCAGAACGAACCATTTTTTGAACAGCAACACTAATTTTTACATCATTTAATTTTATTTTATGTGTATATCTATAAGACAATGCTCTTACATTAAATAATGATGCGAAACACATTTTTATATTTGAGATAACACTTTCTATTCCAAATATATTTAAATAGGTGTCTTGTTGTCCAGCAAACGAAGCATTTGGCATATCCTCAGCAATGGCACTACTTCTAATTGCAACTTCTAGATTATTATTATTGTATTTATTACATAATTTTTCGTATGAATTTTTAATTTCCTCCGTTTGAGATTCATTAAATGTGCCTTCACTAATTTTATTAATTAACATTTTTGATTTATTTTCTATATCATCTAATTTATCATAATCTATTTCATTTAAAGATTCTTCAATTAAATTAGTTAAATTATTTTGTTCTAAAAATTTGTCATATAAAATTATTGATACTGCGAATCCATCTGCTATATTAAAATTTAAGTGTTGGGATAAATGGTATAATTCTCCTAAAGAACTACATTTTCCTCCTACTAAATTTTTATTTTTATAAGAGCAATCTTTAAATTCAATAATATTCATTATATATATGTAAATTATTTTTTAAAAATAATATAACCAAAAATAAAAAATAATTATTGTTGTTTTTAAATTTAAAATTATATTATATTTAATAATGATTAATATAAATTAATGATTTAAATATTTCTTTATATAGTTATTTACCCAGTTAGTTTAAAATTTAATTGACTTTTTTAAATATTAATATATTAGATGAATATTGTTTATAAATAATGAAGAAATTAACAAAAGAAAATAATAAAGATAGCAAATTTGATAATCTAAATGATTATCATAAATTTAATACTTTTTTTGTCAATCAAGTATGTTATAATAATTCATAAAATTTAAAATATAATTTAAAAACTCAAAATGAATTAAATAACATTCAATTTACTATAAATAGTATTTAAAAATGTGATGTTGAACTTGCTGGTACAACACTTGCTGGAACAACACTTGCTGGAACAACATTTGCTGGTACAACATTTGCTGGTACAACACTTGCTGGAACAACATTTCCTGGTACAACACTACCATTTATTGGATTTCTTTTTTCATCAGAAAAATTGCTAAATAACGTATGAGCAAATGATCTAGTATAAGGTAATAAAAACATTGGATATTCGAATTTATGTTGAATAAATCTAGATAATGTATTTAAATTATATTTATTATACCAAGTTTGATCATTTCCACCTACATTTTCGGATTCTAATACCCAAATATTTCCATTATAATAATAATATTCCATATATACTTTTCCATATGTATAACATAATTTATTAATAATTTCTAAATCATTTACTTTAAAATTTCCTAAAGGTGAAAATCCATAATTAAATCTAAAAAATCCATTTTGATTACTATATTTACCTATGTTAAATTTATAATATTGACATCTAATACCATCATAAAAAGTCATTGATTTTATTACAATTGGATTTTTATTTGATTCTATATATCTACTATATATTTTTGTACTAAGTAATGGACCATTCAAAGGTATAACACTTCCTTTAATAATTGATTCAGTTTCATAAATAAATGTTTCTTTCACATAATCAAATCCTAGTATAAATTTAGTAATAACTAAACCACCATTATATTTTAAATTAATTAATGAACTATTTTTTCCTCTAATATTAATTGGATCATTATAATAACCAGATATCCCTAACCATTTTTTGGTTAATCCTCGTTCTTTACCTATACTAAATGCTAATAAATTATCCTTAAAATTAATTTTTATTATTTCATAATTTTGAATAATTGGATTTACTACTGACATTAATGAAAAATTATTTAGTGCTATTGTAAAACTTTTATTACTTTCAAAATTACCAACTATCATTCCTATTAAATTATATTTATTGCTTCTTTTTACCAATACAGGTGCACCTGATAAACCTGCATCTATATTAATATCTAAGAATAAACATTCAGGAATTGAATATGAACTTGCTATAAAACTACCATTATATTTTGTATCCATAATTTTACCATTGAGAATAACTCTATTGTCTATTGAACCCAATGAACCTATTACACTTACATCAATATTTTCGTCTAGATCTATATCTAAATTTATTTCTATAGGTTGATAATCACTTAAATCTACATTAAACGTTTTATTATAAAATAATTCAGGATCAAATAATCCAACCAATATATCAGTATATTTATCTCTACCAATAACTTTAAACTCTGCCGTTGTTGATTTTGTTTCATTGCTATTATCAATAATTTCAAATATACCAAAAAATGATTCTAAATTTTCATTTGATAATATATGACTGTTTGTAATAAGATATATATCATTCGGTCTATCTTTATACTTATATAGAAATCCAACACCTGTTTTTGATTTACTCATTTGATCTCCACCTACTATTGCTATTGATTTGAAAAAAATTTCATATTCGTTTATTTCTTTTTGATTATATTTTACAGGATATCTTATAAATTGTCCACTCTTTAAATAATCTTCTTCCAAAAGTGATTGTACATTAGGTAAATTGGTTATTTTTGAATAATCTTCCCAATCAACATTATATAAATTCTTTTTTGTGTTTCTAAACATACTAAAATTTCCATGTTCTACCAAATAATCTCTTAAATCTGGGACTTCAATAAAATATTTTACAAATAAATTGGGAAAACCGTAACCATTTGTACCTATTTCTGTATCTGATTCATAAATAACTCTTGAAATAAAATCAGTAAATATTAATAATTTATTACCATAAACATTAAAATCTTTACTAAATAAATCAAAATTAAAATTATATTTTGAATATATATTATTATCCTGATCATTAAAATAATAATCTTGAAGTCTTCTTACTTGGTCATTAGAATATGGAACTAAATCAAATTGATTTTCCACTAATATATCATATGGTATATATGTATTTAAATTAAATGAATTAATATAACCTGGATGAATAGACATAGAAATATAATCGTTATAATCTATAATTTCTTGAGTAATTGGAAAAAAATATTGTTTATTATTTTGTTGTACTTTTGTTGGGCTTTTATAATCCCATCCATTTACTAATAAAAATTTATCAAAAATTTCTAATTTTGTTTTTCCGATTAAATTATAATCAGTCTTAAACTTTTCAAAATCAAAATTATATTTACTATATTCTAATTTTTTTGTTTCAGAATTGTATTCATTAAAATATCTAATTTTTTTTAATGGATAAATACTATTCATATAATCTTTAGTAATAAAAAAAATTTAATATATATAATTTTAAATAAAATACATTTTATTAATATTATTCTTATATTTTTTGACATAAAGTAATACAAATAGGATCTATACTATTCTTAGCATTTTCTGTAAAATTTTGTCTCCCTAATGTTGGATAACTATTTACAATAGCAGTTTTTGGATCTTCAGATATAACACCAACTCTAAAATAATCTCCTTTATTCATTTCCAATGTATAAATAATTACTAATACAGATTTATCCCCTTTATTTTTTACTGTGTTTGTAGCAGAACTATCCGACAAAATAATTTCTTTTTTATTAGGACCTCCAATTGCAGTAAATCCACTTAATTTTTTTGGAACATTATCATCTGCTGAATATAAACAATCAACTTGATACTGATTTGTAATAACCCATTTACCTGGATTTTGACAAACAATTTTTGAACCACTTCCAACAGGATCATTTCCGTCATTTATAAATGTAAAATCATTATTATCTTTATTATTAAATGCTAAATATTGAGGTATAGCTGGCTTATTATTTAAAATAGGGAACGCATGTTTTCTTTCTCCTATTCCATAAATTACATTTGAATACATATTAGTTCACTCTTTAAAATCAGGAACAATATTATTTAAAATAATTTTCCATTCATCTAAGTCTCTTGAATTAGCACCCTTTGACAACCATACAATATCTGCTATTTTATAATCTTTTAATCCATTAATTGTTCCAGTGTATTGATATGATGATACTGCATAAGGATCTCTTAATCCAGTTGAAAATGAAATACTTACATTATCATCAAAATAAATATTAAAATTACAAAGTAAATATGGAGGAATATTTCCTATGAATTTTCCGCATCCTTGTGCTGCTACTAATATATTCCCATTCTTTCTTTGTACGGGTGTCAAAATATTTTTATTATCAGTTAAATTCGTAATTTTTCTTATTTGTGTTAAACCCCATATTGGAGGTGTATTAAATAATGGATCATTATAAGTTGTCTGAGATGTCGAAGATTGTGCACTAAAAGATGGTGCTTTAAATTCTATTATTGCTTTATCACTAGACATAATTTATAATGTATATAAATATAAAAATATTCATTAATAAAAAATAAATATTGAGAATTTATAAAAATAAATTCTAATATATATTCTTAAAGTTTATATAATTTTACATTCCAATTATCTAAATCTTCATTACCACTAGCTTGAGCAACCCACTCAACATCTGCTATTTTATATTCATCAAAATTACTAGCCAACCCAGTATATTTATAAGTACCAAATCCATAATTGCTATCAAATCCTGTCATAAAAGATATACTTGTAAAATCATCGAATTTTAAAACATATCTTCCAGTTTGATAAGGTGGTACATTATTCACTATATCTCCGTTTCCAGTCAATGATACTAATAATCTAGCTTTTTCTTTTTGTTCATCATTAAATAAATTATAATTATCTTCAATTATTTTAACATCTCTTATTTGTGTTAATGCCCATATTGGAGGTGTATTATTTAATTTACTTGATCTAACTGTATTCCTAACTGTAGAAGAAGCATTGTAAGCAGGAGTTTGAATTCTAAAATTAATTGTTTCTTTTTTATTTGACATCTATATTATAAAAATATAAAAATATAAAAATATAAAAATAATAATATTTTATTATAATATGAATTAAATTAATGTTTTTACAATAATTGTTTGTCCAAAAGTATAATTTTCAGGTAACATAAATTTAATTTCAATATCTTTTTTTTGATAACTGATTATTTCATTAGATTTTTTATTAATTAATATATCATTTGGTATTTCAATATCTTCTAAAGAACAATTATCGAGATTTTTAAAGAAATCTTTATTATTCATTATTAAATTATCATAAACATATCGAGTGACTCTTTTTTCTTTTTCATATCTAGCTAATTTTAATCTTGGGTCGTGTTCATTTGAAAATAATTGAGTTCCCCTTTCAACTTCCCAATTATTATTATCTAAAACCATTTGAGTGCATGCTGTATATTGAACAGGAGGACCATTATAATTTCCTATTTTAATATCTTCATAATGAGGTAAATGTATATTATTAGGATTTGTATTTAAAGAACGAATCATGTCAATAGAAGGTTTAGCATGAGTAACTAAAATAGCAGTTCCATCATCTTCAACAAATGGATGTTTAATTATTTCATGTACAATTGAATTTAATCTAATTTCAGTCCCTCCATTTAAAGGCTCGAAAAAATGATTACTATCTTTTTGTTTTTCAAAAATAACTTCTTTTAAAGGATTATAATTTAAATCAATACGATTTGATATGCTCATTAAATCAGCAGCATTTAAAAACCAAATAGGATTTTCATCTAAACCACTTAAATAACTTGGATCTTCACATAATCCAGGCTCTACACAAATTTCTGTTGACTTATCTGAATACAATCCATCATATTTTAATCCTTCTAATTGCTTTGCTATAGCGTCAGCCGTCTGAATACATCTAATAAATGGACTAGAATAAATAGCTATTGGATGATTAATAGGTAATTTACCATATAACCATTTACCTAATCTTTCAGCTTGTTTATATCCAGTAATTGATAAAGGTGTATCATGTGGTCTTAAAGCTTTTTTTACCCATAATTGATTAATTTTATCTAATCTTTCACCATGTCTAATTATAAATAAACATTTAGCGCCTATATTTTTCATATTCCTAAAAATGAATAACATTTTTTTTAATTTAATATCTTTTATTATTAAATAATATATCAAAAAATAAAAATGTATAATATATAAAAATAAATAAATAATATATAATATGACAGATAAATCGCAATTAAAACTATTTATTAGTGAATATATTAATTTAAATAATGAAGAAGATTTATTAAAAGATAAAATTAAAAATTTAAAGTCAAAAAAAGATAAAATTCATGATAATATTGTTAATTATATGTCAAATAATGATATTTTAGAAAAAGAAATAATATTTGATAAAAATAAAATAAAATGTGCTTCATCGAAAATAACCGAATCAATTACTAAAAAACTAATTTTTGAAAAATTAAAACAATTTTTAAAAGATGAAAATTTAGCAACTCAAGCAACTGATTATATTTATAATGGACGTAATTGTACTCAAAAATTATCTTTAAAAGTAAGCAATATAAAAAAATAATTTTAATCATTATTATAATAAATATGATTGATTTTAATACTTGGATTGATAATTACATTGATGTTTTAAATATTATGTATGGTGAAATTTTAACAATTTCCTATAATAGAAATATTAATATACATAATAATCAAGAAACATTTGATGATTTCTGTAAAATGATATATAGCAGTAGTAAAAACTTATATTTAAGGAACCCAGAAGATTATGAATTTATCTAAATTAATTTAAAGAAATAGATATAAAATAAATTATAGAAATAAAATTAAAAATGAATTACGCAGATATTACCAAAAAAAATAATGATATTATACAACCAAAAATAAAAAAAGAAGAAGTCAAAAAAGAAATAGTTGTATATAATAAATATTCTGATTTAGTATTCAAAGATGTTGAAGATGAATTTGATTTTAAATATTTAAGGAATATCACTGATATATCAATAGATTTTAGAGATTATATAAATAAAAATTATTTACCTTTTATGGATAAAATTATAGGTATAGAATATCATATTTATGATTTTTTAAAATATAATAGTAAAGAATATCATAAAACTCTTAAACATGTTGAAGAATATAATAATAATTTAATTGAAGAATATGATAAAGAACTTGAAGAAATTGAAAAAGAATTAGCTGAAGAACAATATATTAGTGATTAATTTAAATTTTTTAAAAGATTTTTATTTTTAATATTTTTTATTTTATTTTCATGTGGTGAATATGCCCACATGATTAATATTGTATGCATTTTTGTGGGTAATCCTTTTAATATACCACTTTCATGAAAAAATGGTATATTTTGTGATTTCATTTGTCCCATTTTAGCATTAATTCTATTTATTCTTGTTTTTTCCCAAGTAACTCCATTTGGTTTATCTTTTCTTACTGGGCATTTAGATAATTTCTTGATATCGCTATTTTTTTGATATACATTAAGAAAACCTACATTAGTTGTTATTGGTTTATCAAGACCTCTTGCTCTTCTAGAAATATTATAATATTCTGCTAATTTATCATAATAATTTATAATTGAACGTGATAAATAAGGAAAACTCATATAATATAATAATATTTTTAATTATTTTTTATCCATTTTTGAAATATTTTAATAGCTTCTTTCATTTCTTTTGTTTGATGTGGATGATATTTAGCCCTATAAAACATAGTATTTACAACACTTTTTTGGTATTTTATTGGTTTATCTTTTATTTTTTCAATTGTATTTAAAGCTGTTTGTTTATCTTTAAATCCTAATCCTTGTAAAGTACTTGAAGGATTATAATCTTCGTATAAAGATAAACCTTTTTTATTTAATTTTGCTTCTTTTTCCCCCATTGGCATTGATTTAATATTATTAATAATATTTGATTTTGAAAAATGGTTATATACTTTCTTTAAGTTGCCATCATAACCTACTAATCCTATTTTAAAAAGATAATCTTTTTTTTTGTATGTTATTAATTTTATATTAAATTTATGATAATCATACATATTTTTATCATATGACTTTTTTAATTTTAAATAATCTTTATTATCATATTCTGGTGTTTGTATTAATAATAAACGAAAACTATTTTTATATTTCAAATATCTTTTACATTTTTTATAACTTATATCCATACTTTATATTACAAAAAATTGATTTATAAATTAAATATAAAAGATAAATAAAAATGACTACAAAAATAACTACGAAAAAAAGGAAATTATCTGAGTTTTTATGTAAAAGTGATTGCGAGGAATTAATATGTAACATTTGTTATGACAAAATAGAATATAATATATATTATATATCATATTGTTGTAAAAAAATGACATGTATTAAGTGTTTAAAATTATGGCATGAAAAAAATGATACATGTATTATATGCCGTAAAAAAAACAAAACAATAAAAGATTATCTTTTATATTTTGAAGGAAAAGATCCGACGCCAATTGAAAAAGAATTACAAGAAGAAGAAAATTATCAAATGATGTGTGAAGAAAACGAAATGAACACTTTTTTAGATTTGGAATCAGGTAGGTTAGTTCAATGTGAATATTGTGGGAATATATGGGATGGAAACGCACAGTGTAATTGCTGGCAATGGCTAGAACATGAAAATGATCATGACCGTGATTCAATTAGTTAAAACATTTATATACAATAAATATTAAATAAATTATAAATAAATAATTATATTTCTCAAAATTAAAAATTGATTTTTAACACTCCTAAAAGTTTAATAATATAATAATGGAAGGTAATTCTATTGATAATAATTGTTTTTGTCTAGAAAAAGACTGTACTAAAATTGATGAATCTCTATCTGATTTAGAACGAAGAGAGTTTTTTTCTGGTAATAATATATCAGATTCAGATTCAGATTCAGATTCAGATTCAGATAATAATGATGAAATTAATGTACATATTAATGAATATCCAATTGAAAATACATCAAATGAACATATAAAATCAACAGATAAAGCATTTGTAGAACAAAAATCTATGCAGCAAATTATTGACGAATCAAAATTAAAGACAGAACAAGAACTTATTAAATTAGGACAACAGTTAAAGGAAAAAGAACAAAAAGAAAATAATTTAAAAACTAATTTAACAAAAAGTAAAGACATTCTAAGTAAGTACAAAGACAAAGATAGTATCCAGATTGTGGATGAATTTATTAAAAATAAAAAATATATTGAACTTAAAGAACTTATTGATGTATTAATGAATCATGAAAGTATTGTCAATGAGATTTTAGTTGAAAAAGACAAGAAAATTGAAAAATTAGATACTCAATTAGATGAATCAATTCAAGATAATAAAGATTTAATGCAAGAAAATAATGATTTAGAAGATAAAATCGAAAAATATTGGGAACCACGTGTTTCTAAACTTCGTGGGATGTTAATTGAAAGAAAACAATATTTGAAATACTATCATATAGGTTATATTACAATAATTTTTCATACTTTTATTTTAACAAAATATGGATTTTATTCTTACTTTAACTTTTGGTGTGGATTATTCGATATTTTATATAGAATAATTTATTTTTTAGTATTTTTGCTTCCAAATACATACCATGTACTGACTAATCAAAATACGTATATTAATATTTCCAATAATGTATTAGATGTAACTAAATATTGTCTTAATTATACATTAGATGTAAGTAAATATTTTCTTAATTATACATATATTAATACATCTGATAAATTATCAAAATTAATATATATTATTTTTAATAATTATATAAGAATGGGTTTAATATTTTTTACTCTTTTACTCATAAAAGTAATAAAATAATTACACAAATTAATTTATACATATTAAAATTTATAATTCAAATAATATAATTTTTTAGAAATAAATAACTATATTAAATTTCAATTTTAATGAATGACAATATCAATTTCATGAACAATTTCTTGTATTACCAAAAAATCTTTTACATTATTACATTGATTTCCTGATAATTGAATTACTTCTTGTTCATTATCATCTTTCATTACAGCACCATTGCATTTAAATAATCTTTTTAATGCTTTTGTAATTTTTTTGATATCTAAATCATTTTCTAATCCTTCAACTGTTGTTATGCATTTTCTTCCATTTCTTTGTGTTTTTCGTATATGTATTTTATTTCTACTAATTTCACCTTCTTCTTTAAACAAATCATTATTATTATTAAAATTATTTATATCCATGATGTATATTATTATTTAATATAATATCTTTAATATATTTTATGTGAAAAAATTATAACTCCATGTTATGAAATCTAAAATAAATACATGAAAGAAAAAGTAACACATACCATAAAAACTAAATTTGTATGTTAATGATTCATCTTTTATATTATTTAATTGATATAATACATAAAATGTACAAGCTGAAACTAAAAATAATGTAAAAATAACTAATTTACGAATCATACATTTATCTTCTTTTTTAATCAAATATAATATAGATAACGGCATCCAAAATATAGAAAATAATACTATACCTAACAGACCAATATAAATATTATGTTTTATATTTTCATCTAAATTATTACTATAATTTAAGTAATACACAGTAATCAAAAATGGTAAAGAACTTATAAAAATAGAATATATATATAAATATTTAAAATTTCCACTTATTTGCCCCCATAATTTATCAATGTATGGTGTTTTTTTTGCCAATCTGTAATAAGAATATAATAAAAATATACCAGATAAAAATAAAACTAAATTATTCATATTATTTATTAAGAAATTATTTTTTTAATTAAATGATTATAAGATATATTTTTATTAATACATATTATGGGGTTAAGTATATTAACTTATTTTATAGGTAGTTTTTATATAATAAATACTACTTTTCATGTATCTAATGATTTAACAACATATTTGTTTAAAAATAAGTATATTAATTTACCAATGTTTAAATTTGATAAAATAAATGAAGTTATATATTCAAGTATTCATTGTATATTAATTAGTTTTTTAAGTTTTCTTTGTTTTGATAGTAATACAATTGACTATAATAATTATTTAAATTTTAGTCTAGAAAATAGGGTACAAGATAATGATTTAATGATTTTGACATTATCATTGAGTTTATCGTATTTTGTTATTGATTTATTCCGATGTTTATATTTTCAAAAATATTTGTTTATTATACATCATTTATGTGCCTCATTTTTATTAAGTAATCATTTATATTTAATTAAAAATGAAAGTCATCATGGTATTTATGCTGTACATACATTATTTTTATTAGAATCAAATAATTTATTACTTAATATAGGATTTTTATTAAAAGAATTTAAATATCATTATTCAATTACATGTACATCATGGATAATTCATTTAATATTTTTTATAATATTCAGACTTATTCAATTCCCAAAAGTAATATTGGTATATATGTTAAATGATTTTAATTTTTTTAATTTTATGATACAAATGCCGAATATAGCTATAATATATATGGGTTCATTATATTGGTCGTATAGACAAGTAAATGGTATTAAAAAATATTTAAAAGAAAATTGTGTAATATAATAGTTAAAATAATTTATTTTTTTTCGAAATTAAAATAAAAATGAATAATCAAATTTTTGTTTTAGAACCACGTTGTGGGTTATGTAATCAATTAAACTGTATAGCAATGGGAGTTATTTTAGGTGTTTTATATAAAAGAGATATATATTTTCATGGGTTTCAATTAGATTACATGAATGAAAATGAATTAATTAAATTTGAAGAAATTATTAATACAAACCATTTAATAGAAATTATGGATTCTATGAATATTAAAATAAAAATATTAAAATCAATTCCTATAAATATAAGTATCGTACCTAAACTAAATACAAATAATGAAATTATTAATGATATTAAAGATATATTTAGTTATTTATCTGATGAAAGTAATATAAAAGAAAAAATACTAAATTTAAAAAATCCAATTAGTAGTTATGTACCAGATGAATATCAAAATTTATTTAATTATATAAAATTAAATATAAAATTTCATGATAAATTCTATAAAATAGCAAATGAAATAAAAGAAAAATACGAATTAACCAATTATTGTTGTATTCATCTAAGAATGGAAGACGATGCTTTAGAATTTTTTGAAAAAAAATTAAATAAAAATATTATAGATATAAATGACATACATAAACAAATGTATTTAAACGAACTTAATAATATAAATTACAATGATGTAAAAATATATGCATGTACATCATTAAATATTTGTGAAAATAAAAATAATTTATTTTATAAAATTATAAAAAAAAAATACAATTTAATAGACAAAAATGAATTAATAAAAGATTATAAATTAAGTGATAATACTGAACAAAGAGAATTGTATGGAATTATTGATTATATAATTGCTACTGATTCGGTATATTTTATAGGCAGTGATTGGTCTTCATTTTCGATTGCTATCAAAAATAATCATGAACATAATAAAAAAGATTATAATTTGTTAAAAATACATGATATATGTTCAAATGCTTAATTTGTTAATGTTTGAGCTTTTAATATAATATTATGAATTGCTTCTTCAATATTATCATTTTGAAACATTATACATTGAATTTCAGCAGGAGACATTACATATTCTTGAATTTTATTTAAATCATTTACATATTTATTCATATCATTATTGTTAAAATCATATTTTAATTTTAACATTTCAATAATATTTTTTCTACTAGATTTTTTAAATTCATATTTAAAATCAATACGTCCAGGTCTTATTAATGCTTCATCAATTTTATCTGGATGATTAGTTGTTACAATTATCATAACACCATATAATTCAATTATACCATCTAAAATATTTAGAAAACAAGACAAATCAAATCCTTTTTGTTGAACAGATATTATATTTTTTAGTTCATCAGATAAAGATTTATCTTTATTATCTTCTTTAATTGATATAGTTGGTTTGGTTTCTCTTTCTTTAATTGAAGAAAGTTTCGTTGCATCACAATCTTCCAAAATAAAGCATAATTGATTCCCTTCATAAGTTTTATTATTGATTTTTCTGTTACGGAATATTTCTTCTAACTCTTTATTAGATTCAATATTACTTAGATTAATAATTATACCATGACGATTTGTTTCTTTTAATATTGCTTTGATTGTACTTGTTTTTCCTGTACCAGGACTTCCCCAAAATAACATACCAGCTTTATATGGCATTCCCATTTTTTTGAAATCTTCAATTACTTTATTATCAGGAACAGATTTAAACTTATGTACATAATTAATTAATTTGTCTTTATCATCAAAAATGACATTAGTAAAATTCTTATTATGAATATTAAGATGTTCTGAATATATAAGTTTTGATTCATCATCTAAATTTTCCGTTTTTTGATATACATAAATGTATTGTTTATCATCTTTTTCAGTAATTTTATCCATGTAAATTTTTTTAATTTTTGATAAGAAATTATTTAATTTTTGAATTTTTTTATTTTTATCTAAATCATTGACATAATAACTATAAATTGTTGCTGTTAAATCATTTTCACCAGTTTGTTCATCTTTTTCATTAATTGATGGTCTATTACTCATTTTTAAATAAATGTTTTCATCTTTATTTATCAATATGTCTTCAATTGTTGTTTTAGGAATAAATTGATATCTATCATTTTCATCACCTTTATCATCCCATCTATTTGACCAAGATGTGTCCTTTAACTGTGTTGTCAAAATTTCTTTTTTCTTTGGAATATCTATTGTTTTAATATAATCTAATAAAGCAATAAAATCTGTACTATATATCTTTTTTTTTTGAACTTTATCTCCATATCCAATTGTATATGACACATTATGTGTTGTTAATTCAATACTAGTTATATTATTTTGAATAAATAAATTAATAAATTTATTTAATTCTATTTCACATAATGTTCTAATATTCGTTTTATCTATTGAATCATTTATGAAAGAAAATATTGTATAAGCAATTACTATTAATATAGTATAATGATTATTAATATTATCCATTTTAAATAATGTACCTAATAGTAACAGATTTGACGAGTTAAGAATATCCATATTTTTCTTTTTTCTTTTTGTGTATTAAAATTTAATTAATTAATATAAGAATTATTTTCAATTTTTTTTAAAAAAAATCTTACTTATTATATATATGGGAAATTTTAATAATATGAAAAGTTCAATGATGTCAAATCCTTTAGTGATTTCAATTATTGTATTATTAATTATTTTAGTAATACTAAGCATTGTTAGATTATTAATGCCAAGTTTTAGTGCTGGTGTAGGTGTAAAAGGTCATTTTGGTTCTGTAAAAGGAAATATTAATTTAGAAGCATTTGATAATCAAAATAAACCTACTTTAGTTTTCTTCTATGCAGAATGGTGTGGTCACTGTAAAAGATGTATGCCTGAAGTAGAAAAACTAAAACAAGAAAATCTAGATGGTGTAGAAATTGTTGCTATTGATTCTGATAAAAATCCTGAAATGATTAAAGAACATAACGTCCAGGGATTCCCAACAATTAGAATGTATCCTCAAGGTTTAGCTAATAAAACAAACTTTGAGAATTTTGAAGATGAAAGAACTGTACAAGGATTTAAAACATTTTTAGAAAGAATGTTAAATAGAACCTAAATATTTTAATAAATAAAAATACTTTTTCAATAAAAAATTCTTTTTTAATTTATTTATTTTTTTTCTAAAAAATAAATTTGCTCTTTTTATACCAATATTAATTAATTTCATTTTTTGCTCTTTTTCCAATTTAAAATTATATTCTGGATCATTAATTATATAAATTGTATTTTTTATTTTATTCTTATATATCATCCTCAAATAATTATAATAAACTAGAAAAAATATGTTCAATATTTGATTATGACTATTTAATTTATCATTACTATCATTATTTATTATAAAATTATTCTCATATTCAGAATAAACTATTAATCCAAGTTTTACTGTATCTTTATGATAATTATGTGGATAAGGATCTAAAACAGCTCCGTCTATATAACTATTCCCTTCATAATTAACTGGCGCACATAATACCGGTATATTCATGCTTATTAACAACGCTTCGATAATATTCATCGTTGGTGTATTAATATAATTAAAGTATTCACATTTATTATATGTTAAATTTACACCATTTATAGTCAATGTTATATTTGTTTTTTCATATAATTCTATAAATGTTATATCATTTGATAAGTTCTTTATAGAAATTATTGAATATAATAAATTTCTAATTTTTTTATGATCTACAAAACCTCCTATATTAATTAAATTAATTAATTTTGGTGTATAAAATTCTTCTAGGTTTAATTCAATGGTAATATTTTTAATATCATCTACAGAATATCCTATATTTAACAAAAAACATAATAAAGCACCAACAGAACATCCTGTTAAATATTTAAAATTTTTAAATCCATAATTTTTATTTATGACGTCTAAAGCACCAATATAACATAACCCATTCATGCCACCGGAACCAATTATTAATTCATTAAATTTATTATTCATAAATTCTATAATTAATATTTTTTTATATATTCTTATTATGAATAACTATGATTATTATGGTAACTATAAAAATAATGATGAATATCCATTATTTACAGTAAATGACTTACAAAAAAAAGCAAAAGAAAAAGAAAAAAATAGAAATAAAATTTATTTTATTATATCAAAAAAATGTTTTGATAAAATTAAAGAAACATCTTCTAATGAAGAGACATTTTGTTTATTTAAAATTCCTGAATATATACCTGGTTATCCATTATTTAATATGACAGAATGTGTTTTGTATTTATTAAATATTTTGAAAGAAAAGGGTTTTATATGTAGATATGTAGATAATTATATTATTTATATTACATGGAATATACAAAAGAAAAATTATAAAGCTATAGAAAATAATGTTAAAAATAACAACGATTGTTTAAGTAATATTCATTTGAAGTATAAGCCAACAGAGGGAAATAGTTTTAAGAATTTTATTCCTAGGAAGAAATTTTAAGTACTTCTACTTCCTAAATATTTTCCTAATTTAAAAATATTATCCATAATGAAAATAATAATTAATCCTAATACAATTAAAACAATTAAATCTTGAATATCTGTTTTAGAATCATTATTATTAAAATTACTAAAACTTTCTATAGATTCTTCACTTTCAGAATTATTATTTCTTGTATTCATAAACATTTTATATTTTCTAAATTCATTTTCTAATTGTACAAATCTATCTTGTAATGATTTTTGTTCAACATCATCATTAAATGGTTTGTAGTCTTTATCATCATTATATAAACCATTTACCTTATTTATTGGATTAAATCTATATTTATTATATTCTTCATTTATGTTATTTTCAGGTGTTTTATTTCTTTCTATATAATTCATGGTATTTAATATATTTTTCATACTTTCATTATCCTTTTTTAAGTTTTCATAATCTGTTTGAGATTGTGATCGAAAAGAATTATTTTCTTCATAATCTTTTTCTTTTATATTTTTTTGTTCTTGTACTTTTTCTTTGATTTTTTCTTGTTTATCCTGATTTTTATCTATATTTGGACCCCAGGCTTCTTCTAATGAACAATAGGATATTTTAGACATATTAACCTCTACTATAGAATTAGATTTTTTTAAAATAAAAAAAATATAGATAAATTTAAAATATAAAAATTATTATATTATAATAATTTATGGATATTGATATTTTAAAAAATATTTTTATGATATTTATAATTATATTATTAATTTTTGTTATATCAAATGATAATCAATATAATAATGTAGTAACAAAAAATAAAGTTAATTATTTAGTATTGTTAATTTTAGTATATTTTATTTATGTAGATATTTCTATATCAATTATAATATTATTTTTACTTTTTATTTTACTTAGTAATAAAAATTTTTATAATAGATATATTTTAAATAACAAATATTTAAAAGATTATTTACCTAATTCAGAAAATTTTGAAAATAGTTCTGACTCTAAAGAATATGACTTTAAACCTTATAATGAATATGATAATGTAAAAAGTATAGAAAAAATAAGCAATGAAGAAGAAAAATCTTCAAATGAAGATAAAGAAGAAGATGAAGTAAGCAATCAAGTTATTAATGAGCCATTTAAATCAAAAGTGCAAGATATTAAAAAACATTTAAATAATGCTATTAATAATATAAATTAATTATAATTTTTTTATATATATAAATTAATGGATAGTGCTTTAATAAATTTATCAAATAGTCCAATATTTAATGGTTCAATTATGTTACTGTCAAATATTGGTGGAAAATATTTAGCATTAGATTTACCAAAAAATATAGATGTTTTATTTGAAAATTATGCTATATTAAGATATTTGATATTATTTTCTGTATTCTTTATAGCAACAAGAGATATTAAAATATCAGTTTTATTAACATTATTTTATTTTATAGTTATAAAATTCTTGATAAATGAAAATAGTCGATTTTGTATAATAGAGAAAAAAAATAATAAATAAAATATAAATAATATTCTTTTATAGTATTATGATTCATTCTATAATCATATTATTAATAGTATTAATTATTTTTGTAATATTAAATAATTTATTAACAAGTAATGAAAACTTTACATCTTCGACAAATAAAATTTATAATTATTTAATAATTGGTTCAGGACCAGCTGGATTACAAACAGCTTATTTTTTAAAAAAATATAATGAAGATTATATTATTATAGAAAAAAGTAATAATAGTGGTTCTTTTTTTAATAAATTTCCTATTCATAGAAAATTAATTTCAATTAATAAAGTAAATACTGGTTCTGATAATAAAGAATTTAATTTAAGACATGATTGGAATTCTTTATTAAGTGATGATGATTCATTATTATTCAAAAATTATAGTCAAGATTATTATCCAAATGCCGATGTCATGGTAAATTATTTAAATGATTTTAAAAATAAGAATGATTTAAATGTTTTATTCAATACAAATGTTATAAAAATTAATAAAATAAATGACATATTTGAAATTCAGACTTCAAAAGGTACTTTTAAATGTAAAAATTTAATTGTTGCTACTGGTTTATTTAAATCCAACAAATCAACTAAATTTGACGATGTCATTTTATATAGCGATTTAAAATCAGATAAAGAAAAATTTAAAAATAAAAATATTTTAATTATTGGTCAAGGTAATTCAGCATTTGAAACAGCTAATTATTTAAATGATGTTGCCGCATTTATACATGTTGTTGGTAAAGGAGCATTAAAATTTGCTTGGCAAACACATTATCCCGGACATTTAAGAGCAATTAATAATGATTTTTTAGATACATATCAATTAAAAAGTCAAAATGGATTAATTAATTTCAAGAAAAATCAAGATATTATGATTAGTAAAAAAAATAATAAATATTATTTATTTGGAATGGAATCTGAAAATTCTGGAGAAAATAATTCATTAGAAAACCAATCTGAAAAATCTGTAGATAATAATTCATTTGATTTAGGAAATATAAATTCATTAATAGAAGATTTAGATGGTCAAAAAGGGTATGATTATGTTATTGATTGTACTGGTTTTAATATGGATAATTCTATATTTGGCAATATAAAACCTTTAACTAATGGAAAAGTTCCATTATTGAAATCTAATTTTGAAAGTAAAAATGTTAGTCATTTATATTTTGCTGGAGTTTTATCTCAGGAAATTTCTTATAAAAAAAGTTCAAGTGCTTTTGTACATGGTTTTAGATATCTAATTAAATCTATGGTTAAAATTAATACAAATAATATTGAAAAAATAAAAATTAATAGTCAATCTGAATTAGTAAATAAAATTCTAGATAGATTAAATAATAGTTCTGGATTATATCAAATGTTTAATTGTTTATGTGATATTGTAATAATAGAGAATAATACAATTTATTATATAGAAGAATTGCCTATTAAATATGTTTTAGAAAATTATGTTACAAAATATAATAAAATAATTATTATTAAACTTGATTATGGAAATTATGGAGGTACAATTGAAAATAAAAATGATTTAGGAAATTCTTCTTATGTTTTTGGAGTAGATAGAGCTATTGGAAGTTCTAAGGAAAAAGCCCATTTAAGTGATTTTATACACCCAATATTTATATTATATATAAATCATAATGAAACTTCTATTTTTCATTTATCTGAAAATTTATTATTTGAATTTAAATTAAAGGATACTCATATAAAACCTCTTCAAAATTTTATTAAAAAAAGTTTATCTTAAAATAAAAAATATTAGAGTCGTTTTATAAAATAAAAAAATTTTTTTTAATAAATAAAATATTACCTAAATGCGTAATATTTTTTAAAAAAATATAAAAGTATTTTTTAATTATGACTGACTTTTTACACAAATTTAATATTCATAAAGAAAATGACTTTAATGAAAGAAATACAAATAGCATTCCAATCGGAAATAATAATATATCTATACAAAAACAAAATTTCGATTTAAAAACAGATTCTATAAATAATATTAAGCCAATGCTAGGAAATTCTAATAAAATACATATACCAGAAGGCACTAAGGTTAAGATTAAACCTTCACTTAGTAACAAAAAAGTACCAAATGATACATTCTCAATGATGGCAAATAATAAAAGAGGTGGAATGTCTTCTGCAGAAAATAGCGATGATGAAACATTAGAAAATGATATTTTATCTAATTCAAGTAATCAATCAAATATTAATTTTGATGAAGAAGATGAAAATGAAGAAATATTTTCTAATAATAGTCAAAATTACGAAGATAATGATGAAGATGAAGATGAAGATGATGAAAACGAAGAATATGATGAAGACGATGATGATGAAGAAAGTCAATTAAGTGCCAGAAAGAAAGAAATGAGTTATGAAGAAGTTCAACAAGAAAAACAAAAATTATTGTTTAATTTAGACAGATTACAAAAACAAGGTTATCCTCCCTCTAAAAGATATTCAATGGCTTCATCATTTGAAGATTTAAATTATGAACATGAACGATTAAAAAAACAAAGAGATGTAGAAAAATCAATTAAATTTAGTAGGAAAATTTTAATGGCATGTACAAGTGGTATTGAGTTTTTAAATAATCGCTTTGATCCATTAGATATTAAATTAGATGGATGGTCTGAAAATATGATGGAAAATGTAACAGATTATGATGAAGTATTTGAAGAGTTACATGATAAATATGGTGAAAGTGTAAAAATGGCACCTGAATTAAAATTAATATCAATGGTTGCTGGAAGTGGATTTATGTTTCATTTAACAAACAGTCTATTTAAAAGTGCGACACCGGATCTTAAAGATATTTTGAAACAAAATCCTGATATTATGAAAAATATATCAGAAGCAGCTGCTAAAAATATGAATCAAAATATTGATGATAGATTTGGTTCTGGAGATTCAATTGGTAACATGATGAAATCGGGGATTAATAATAAAGTTTCTTCGATGAATTATTCACAACCAACTATGAGCGGTCCTAAAGGAATTGATGATTTAATTGGAGAATTAAATGATGATAATGTAAGTGTTAGTAGCGAAGAATCCATTAACATGACTTCATCATCAAAAAGAGCTAAGAAAAATAAAAAAGGAGGAATAAGCTTAAATATCTAACTTAAGTTTTTTTGTTCAAATAAATTTTATTTTATATATTGTAAAATAAAATAAATGATTATTAGTAATTTTCAGAAATATATAAAAAATGGAAAAACACGTGTTGAATGTGTTATTGATAATGTAAATAAAGTTTTACTTGAATGTGCTCCCGAATATATTAATTACGTACAAGATACATATGATGGATTTTTAGTATTAATGTTATGTGTTGCTATGAAAGAAAATAAAAATATTGAAATAAAAGGTAAATTATCTTATAAATTATATTATAATATTGTTCATCATGTTATGCCTATTATTCGAATTTTACATCCTAGTTTTTATATGATACAAATAAAAGTAAAAGAATTTACTGAAGAAAAATATGATGCATGGGGAAATGGTTGCGGATTAAGTTGTGGTATTGATAGCTTAGCATGTATTGAAGATTATTACTTTAAAAATTGTCGCTCTTATAAATTAACTCATTTAACGAACTTTTTTGCTGGTGCTACTAAAAATAGACAAGTATATGAAAATAAATTAATTAATATACAAAATTATATTGACGAAACTGATTTAAGTTTTCTTCAAGTTTATACTAATTTTCATAAAGCAAATAATTTAGAGCATCAATATTTTCATACATTAAGAAATTTATCTGTGCCATTATTTTTCCAAAAATTATTTAAAAGATATTATTATTCATCATCATTTGCTTTTCAAAATTCAAAAATAGTTCCAGGAAGTGGTTCAATAACTTCAGCTGAACCAATAATTATTCCATTATTATCTACTGAAACATTAGAGTTATCTATTCATGGTGCTCAATATTCTAGATTAAGAAAAACAGAAATGGTTTCTAAGAATCCACTTTCTTATAAATATTTAGATGTTTGTGTTCATCCTCAATATTATGAAACTATAAAAGATAGAATTAATTGTTCAAAATGTTTTAAATGTCTAAGAACATGTTGTACGTTAGATTATTATTGCGCTTTAGATAAATATACTGATGTTTTTGATATTGAAATTTACCAAAAATATAAAGAATCCTTTTTATTAGATCTGCAAATGACTAATCCATATGATAGAGAATTAAAATCAAGATATTATTATGAAGATAAACTTTATTTAGATATAAAATATAATATTGATTTTGAGGATTTAATTAAAAATATGCTATTTGAAAATGAATTAATATTAAATCACGAAGAAGAAGATAATAATCACGAAGAAGAAAATAATAATCACGAAGAAGAAAATAATAATCACGAAGAAGAAGATAATAATCACGAAGAAGAAAATAATAATCACGAAGAAGAAAATAATAATCACGAAGAAGAAAATAATAATCACGAAGAAGAAAATAATAATCACGAAGAAGAAAATAATCGCGAAGAAAATAACAATAATATAAGTAATAATTGTGAAGAAATACCAAGTAATATTAATTTTACTATAAACTATACACAAAATTTAAATGAAGAAGAATTAAATTATTTAACAAATATAAATTCTAATAATCATAAAATAAAATCCGTACCAGTCGAAATAAAACATGTAGAACATATTGAAGTTGATAGATATTGGTGGGCATTTAAAAAAGACTGGGATTTTCTAAAAAATGCTAATCAAATTAAATCAATAAAAGAGACAATTGTAAAAAAACATAAAAATATACATTCTTCTCAATTAAAAGAACATGAAAAACAAAAATATAAAAAAGGAAAATTATTTAAATTAGAAAAAAAACAAAACGACAATTTATATTATAAAATATTTATTTAATGTAAAATTTATATCTTATTTAATGTATATAAAATGTCCGACAACCCTGAAATTAAATACCAACCTGCTGAAGGTTTTTTAGAATCACAAGATAGCAAACAAAAAATGAATGTAGCACTTACATTAGTATTAGAAGTCTATAGAGTAATGATGGGTGCTTTTTTATTAGTATTTGTTCCTCAAAAATGTGGAGATGATTTATGTTCTTTAAATGAACATGCAAATAGTGACTCTGTTTTTAATAAAGGAATTTTTGGATTAAATGCATTTACATTATTTCTATTTTTAATTTTATATGGAGTTGAAGTTAAAAGAGAACATAAATTAATTCATTATCTAGAAGTTAATAGAACAAAACCAGTTGATAATGAAAGTGTTGGTGAAGAGTTAAATAAAATTGAAAAAAGTAAAATTGATAAAATTTGGAATTTGGATTCACAATATTATTATTTAGGTCTTACTTCCAGTTTTGTATATTTAATTAATACCATTTTAAGCACAATCATTATTTCTAATAAATATTATGACTCAAAAACTATTACTGTATTAGCAACTAATATATTATTTATGGGTTCAAAAGTTTATGATGTTTATTCTATTTGTAAAACAAAAAAAAATGTATTTTATAGTGCTTATCTAAAATCAAGAGTACAATTTAACGACATTGACCCTGATAAAAATTTAGAATTAATTGGAAATGACGAAGAAACTCCAATTAATGATGAAAAAAAAGATGAACCTATATCAAATGATTCTGTTGTAGTTGAAGGTATTTAAATTTATTGTTTTTATAAAAATATACTATTTAATTTTTTTAAATATTTATTTTTTTTTAGTTGTTGTTTTTTTAGTAGTAGTTTTTTTAACTGGTTTTTTTGTTGTTGTTGTTTTTTTAGTAGTAGTTTTTTTAACTGGTTTTTTTGTTGTTGTTGTTTTTTTAGTAGTAGTTTTTTTAACTGGTTTTTTTGTTGTTGTTGTTTTTTTTACTGGTTTTTTACCTCCTTCATATGCATCATTTTGTCTTTTTAAATAATTTTCTTTATTTCGTGTAGGACTAAGATAAGAAGTTCCATATTTATCCGATTTAATAGAAAATGGTTCTTTCCATCTAGAAATTCTAAATGCACTATTATTTTGATTAGTTTTTTTATTAAAAATATTTTTTTGTAATGTATTGGGTTTTGGGAATCCATTTGCTATTCTTCTTATTATATATTTGCTTGTTTTTTTTAAAGTATTTGTATTTTGTACCTTTTTATTATTTTTAAATTTACTTAATTGAGTAGAAATATTTTTAAATCTATTAACACCAGTTTGCACACAACCTATAAATCCTATATCAACTAATTCTTTATTTTTATTCAAATAATCAATTAGTGTTGTATTTTCTGCATTCCATCCTTTGTTATAAATATTAGTTATAACTTGTTTATTAGAATTATTAGTACTAATTGGTATTTCAATAGTTCCTATTTTTATAACTATTTTTGTATTTTTTATATTTTTGTTTAATGTTGGAAAAATCACATCTTTTAAAAATTTATAAAAATAACGTATAGTTTGTATTTGAACATGAATTGGGTCAGGTACATTATCATCAGTACCACCTTTTTCTTTAATACCAGGTGTAACAATCAAAGTTAATTTGTCGTCATCAGCCATATTTGGTAAAAATAAACAAATTGCTGTCATCCAAGTTCTAATTAAACATGATACATATACATTTTGATTATTATTTAATATATATTTTTTTTTTTCACTCATTTTTATAGCAGATAATATTCCAAATAAAGATAATTTAGCATCTTTTTCTCTAAGTTGATCTCTTTTATTTTTAGAAGCAGGCCCTAATATATTTTTTTTTGCCCTTTCATTATAAATATTTGCTACTGAAAATGCATGTCTTACAAATGTAATTTTTTTTATTGTAGTATCATTTTGATAGTCAATATCAAAATCCCACATATTTTCATCTGTAATATTTTTAAAAAAATCTTTAAATGTGTGTAAATGATTTATTTTGTTTGCTGTTCCTTTAGTACATGTTACAGGTTGATATTGAGTACTAGAAGATGTTCCTCCTCCAAAAAGCCCAAATTTTTTTTTTTTTTCAACATTATATATTTCTTCTATTATATGCTG